GGCTTCTTAATTGTATCCCGGGAAGAGACGTACTTAATGGTCGTCTCTAATTAAATGAAGAACCTATTACAAAGAAAGGTTCTCCTCGACGGCAGCTTGCCAGCTGACGCCGAACCCATCAACACGATGGGTGTCATCCAAGCCGTACTCCCAATGCGGAGTCAACCTGGACTTTAAACGGTAGTCACACACATCAACTCTAGGTGTGATTCTACCGAGCCTAAGGGTACCTGCCAATGCGGCCATTAGCAAACCTTCTGGATTGTTAAACCAGTGAGGCAAGCGAGGTGGCCGTGACTCAACGTCTCGAACAGAGAAGCTCCGCGTACGAACGGTTAGGCAGCGGTAACAAGCCGCTCCTGTAAACCTATCGATGCGAGACTTCGCAAAGCAGCGAGGCACTTTTATACCCGCGTCGTCAGACTCATGATAAGGGATGCGCAAAAACCGCAAATTCCTCATCAAAAACCCAACGGTAAGCGGAAGTGCTACGTGATGCTCTGCACTCCAGGCGTTTAATCGATTGATAGCAGAATACCTGTCGCTTGGCGTCTTGAGGGATTGCAAATACACCCCTCTAACGTTGTGGCCGTTGAAATAATCTTTGCCACACGACTCGCGGAACAAGCCGTCGTTAAACGACTTATCTACGTTAACCTTGAAGCCACAAGACACTAATAGTTTGCACACGTGGTCATAAGCCTCGTGCACAACTATTATGTCATCGCCAAAAACAGCGAAGTTACCCAAGGAATGCTTGCCGGGACGCTCGATCTTAATCGACCGAGCACGGTAAACACCGTAGACTAAGCTAGTGAAAAAGAGCGTCTGCAATGGGAACGTAAAAGCATTTCCCATGCTAGACACCATATGCAATTCAACTTCACGTCCGTCTGGCAAGACGGTGAAAGGAGTGCGAGCCCTCTCCAGCCATTTAATAACAGTGGCTGGGAAGAACTCACGTACTAACGTGAGCGACATCGAGTCAGAAGCACTGGAAAGGTCGATGGTACCAAACCTACCAGTTGATGACCCGAGCCGAGCAAGGGTGCGGTTCTTGTCGGGCTGAAACGAGAGGTCTATACCACTAACCTCGCGCAACCGCCCTTCAATAGCCATCCCTATCCCCTTTTGGAAAAACATATTACAAAGGGGCTCGGTACATATGGTTCTGCTTATTTTCCGCGTCTTAGGCACGAAACTGAGGCGACTAGCCTTGACCACATCGTATCCACGATTCTGTGCTCTCATAGACTCAACGTGAGACCACATTGTTTCAGACGATGTGAGGTGCTTAAATGTATCAAGCAGCTCTTGACTTGACGCAGTCATAACACTAGTCCCGATCTTAGAATAATAATCGTTTGATCGGGTTCCAATGTTGCTGCCCGGACCCACGCCGAAACCACCGAAAATTCTCCCTTGCGACAATAGAGGGCCTTGAAAGGCGCCCCTACTGTAATCTGGGAAAAAGAAGTCGTGAATGAATCCACGAGCTTCTCCGATGGCGATAGCGTCTAGTTCGGTCTGTTGGCTGGTATCCCAGCTAAATAGCCTACACGACTCGTTGACCTGAAGAAAAAGGTCCAGAGCTCTCTGATTGGCGTCCGGTTCTAGCTTATCCTGAAATTTCTTAAGGAGGCTGTTCCATAGACACGTCATTGAGAAGTCATGAAGGGTTTGACCAGGGAACGGGGTTGAACTCCCGCTCCAGCCTTCAGATGTCAAATCAAAACAAAGCTTAACGGGTAGGTCCACAGCGTAATCACGCATGTTAATCTCCGTCAGGAAAACGGGTTATAGGCTAGCTATGCGGCATCTAAACAATGCCGGAAACCATAGTGTCGCCTACACCAGCTGACTGCTGTGCGATTGCGCCAAAAAGCGCGCTTAGCAGTCCACGTATATTGGCAGCATCAGCCGTGTCTGCGCCCGCTGGGATATCCAAAACAAGGGTAGCCTGCGCAACTGCATACGGCTGACCGGCAAGGGGTAAAACTCCCTTCCGACCAATAAACTTATACGTGTTCCTGGGCACGTCCTTAATCAAGCCCGTCGTCGGATTCGGTTTTCCAAGTGTTTTATACACTGGGGGCCGAACGAAGTTGAGCGTGAAAGGACTAGAGACGGTGTGAGTAGTAACACCAGCCTGCGTTCCGCCGAGAGCTGAAACGGCAACCTGCTTCCCTTGCGGGGTAGGCGCCATATCAGATACGACGGTAAACGTTGGAGAAGTGAACCCCGCCTGCGCTGCACCCGTAATGGGCGACGTAATTGCAAAAGACATAATGTTCCTTTATGAGAGCAAGGCAAGATAAGCGTTTTAAAGTGCTTACCGATGCCAATTTCTCTTAGGTTTGTCTTGCGGATGGACGTCAAGAAAATTGGTCAGTAATGCAGTAATATTACACATCTGACCAACGTTCAAGCCACTTTCGAACTGGATTGAGGGCAATGAAACCCCGCTTCCAGCCGTCCGTAGCACTGACTTCCGTTGAACTTCCCATTGCGCACTACTTCCTGAGTTCTCCGTCAACATCCAGTCCCACGGCCAGCCACCCGGTCGTCGCGGGTCCGAAACTAACCTGCCGTACAATCTGGCAGTTTTACGGACCGTGCAATTCACGTAGTTAACCGGTGCAGTCCTGGTAACGGATGAGCTCAAGATATCACCAACATTGGTGAAGTAGTCGATCAAGAAGCTCCAGGGTAATAATTCCCAAGCAGTAGGAATAAACTCGCTCGGTGTAAAACCGAATAAAGCAAGATTATCCCACTTGGTAGCTTCAGTTGTGAGAGAAACTTTCCCTTTGTAGCGTACGGTACACGATGACTTAGCAAAGTCTAAGTACATATAGAACATCATTGAACCGATGTTCAAATGACTCTGCGAGTCTCCGTAACCCAAAGCGCTATAACTTGATGAGGAGTCGATACCATCCGTGTCACCGACGCTAATTACTTTCGCGTCGGCAACTGGCGGCGTCAAACGCTCATAAGCTTTGACGGCGTCCTCTATATCATGTAACAGAGGTTGCCAACCAAAGGAGTTCTCCAACCAAAATCCGCCTGCCACTTTCTCCAACTCCTGGCGCCAAGACCATTTTCC